GCGGGAGCTTTATTTTTATAACCGCTACGAAGAGGCGATTGAGGCGCTAAATCGCTATCTCAAAATGCCAGAAGCGACTTGGGTCAATGACCGCTGCTACGCCATGCGCGTTTTGGGTCAATGCTATGCGGCGCTTGGAGATCAGGCTGCGGCTGAAGGTTGGTATCACAAGGCAGCTGCTGAAGCTCCACACACGCGCGAGCCTTGGGTGGCGTTGACTAAATTATATTATGATCAGAACAAATGGGCTGAAAGTTATGGGGCCGCGATGCGTGCCCTATCTATCAAAAATAAAGAATTAGTTTATACTACCGACCCATCTTCTTGGGGTGCGCTCCCGCACGATCACGCTGCAATTGCCGCGTATCGTCTTGGGCTGACGGAAGTAGCGATTGAACAGGGCAGGCTCGCCTGTGAGCTAGACCCAGACGACAAGCGACTACAGGAGAATCTCCTGTGGTATACGGGCGAGAAAACATGATGGATTTCCAAACCCTACTCAATTTCGGCATTGGCGTGGCCGTAGCGGTTTTTGGCTGGTTTGCAAGGGAACTCTGGGTAGCGGTTAAAGATCTAAAGGAAGATATCCACAAGATCGAAGTTGAACTCCCAAGTCATTATCTCCGCAAGGATGAGTTTGCTGAAGCCATGAAAGAAGTCAAGGAAATGCTTGGCAAGATATTCGACAAGTTAGACGACAAGGCCGACAAATGAAGGAAAATTATCCGCAAGCTCTTAAGCAAGTCTTAAAATACGAGGGCGGCTTCTCTAATCATCCCAATGACCCGGGTGGCGCCACTATGAAAGGCATTACGCAGGCGGTGTATGATGCTTGGCAAAGGAAGAATGGTCTGCCCACTCAGAGCGTTCGCAACATATCTGATGCGGCTGTTGCGGCCATTTACCGCCAAGAATATTGGGATCGTATTCGTGGAGATGATTTGCCCGATGGTGTTGATTTTGCTGTGTTCGATTTTGCAGTAAATTCTGGCGTATCAAGAGCGGCCAAATATCTGCAAGCAGTTGTCGGCGTTACGCAAGATGGCCAGATAGGGCCTCAGACGATACAGGCCACAAAGACTTACGTCGCAATGGCTGTGACCAATAAGCGCCTTGCATTCATGCAAAGCCTGTCAATTTGGTCTACTTTTGGAAAGGGCTGGTCTGCTCGTATTGCAGACGTCAAGAATCAAATATTGGCTTTAACTAAATAGGGGAACAAGATGCAGAAATTACTTACAAATTGGAAAACAACGGTATCGGCCCTTATCCCCCTTGTAGCTTATGGGCTACAATATGCGGGCGTTTGGCCAGCCTCTATTCCTCTTCCTCCAATTGAACAGGTTTGGCCATTCGTCCTAGCGATATTTGGAATTGGCGCTAACGCCAAAGACAGCAACGTCACTGGCGGCGACGTTCACCAGTGATCTACGCCATCCTGACAATTATTGGCAGCTTATTTCAGGCTGCCGGTAAAATGTTTGATTGGCTATATGCCAAGAAGCTTGTTGATGCGGGTAAGACGCAGCAGCAGGTAGCAGACTTAAAGGCTCAGATCGATGCGGCACATAAAGCCCTTGAAGCTCGCTTGGCTGTTGAGCGTGAGCGTGAGCTTAATCCTAACGGGGTGCGCGACGACGACGGGTTTAAACGCCCCAATTAGTAATCAGGCCACATTTTGCGCTGTCAGTCGACCCATTTACTGGAGCGACAAAGATAGCGAGGGGACTATTTGGGAAGTGAAAGCGCATAACAAGATCGGCAAAGAGCTGTGCAGCTGGGGTAATAAGTAGCCATTAGGGCCTGTGTTATGGTAAACTCGCCCTAACTAGCGGGGTTTTAGATGACTACGGGCCTAAGTTACGCCGGGACAGTTGCTGGCACGACAAGCTATATTACACAGATTGCCACTATGGCCGTCGTTGACGAAACCGACCCGGCATTTTTAGCTATTCTTCCGCAAATGATTACTTATGCGGAAAACCGTATTTACCGCGACGTTGACTTTCTTTTTACTTCTATCGCCAATTCTAGCTATACGGTTCCAATCAATACTCGTAAAATTACAGTCCCGGCTGGCACATTTGTCGTTCCAGAGCAAATCAATCTCATTACTCCTGCTGGCACTACTAATCCAGAATCTTGTATCCGCGTCCCCCTTCTCCCAACAACCAAAGAGTTTTTGGATGCGGTTTATGGATCATCTTCGGCTACGGGGCAGCCAAAGTATTTTTGCCCGTTTGACGATTATACATTTTTAGTTGGCCCTTACTCTGATGCTACTTACTTTGTAGAAATCATAGGCACATATCGTCCACCAAGCTTATCGGTAACAAACACCACAACATTCATCAGCCTTTATCTTCCAGACGTATTCATTATGGCAAGTATGATTTACATTGCCGCCTATCAGCGTAACTTCTCTAGCGCGCTTGGCAATGACCCTCAAATGCCTGTTACTTATGAAACGCAATATCAAACGCTCTTGAAGAGCGCGATCAGCGAAGAAAACCGCAAAAAATTCGAGGCTGCGGCTTGGAGTTCGCAAAGTGTTTCTACTACTGCTACGCCGACGCGAGGCTAATAAATGCCGCACGCAACACTTAAGTTACAGCCGGGCGTCGATCAAAACCGCACAATTGCACTCAACGAGGCGGCTATATCATACTCAACACTTATTAGGTTTGTGCCTGATAAGCAGGGCCTTGGCTTAGTTCAAAAGCTTGGCGGCTGGACACGTTTTTTTCCTTCTAACGTTGGCTCTATTGTTCGTGCATTATGGGCATGGGAAGACACAAATTCCCTAACTTACCTTGGCCTTGGGGCAGAGGGCAGCATTGTCGTAATTACGGCGCTTGCCAATAATGTTATCAGCACAATAAACTATATAACAATTACATATACTGGAAGTTATACATTTGAAGTTGGCGACACCATAGTTGTCGCTGGAGTAACGCCAACATCCTACAATGGGACTTATACTATTACTGGGTCTACGTCCAATACCGTTACTTTTGTTGGGACCAATTACGGTGCAATGACTGTCGCGGGAACTGTTTATGCGGGTGATTCTTTATCTGTTATAAGTGAAAATGTAAGAACTATATTAACCCCAAGAACAACCATTCAAGATGTTGCCGTATCTGCATCTACTTCAGCGGGGAGCTCTACTGTTATTATAACAGCTGCAGGTTCTAATATTTACAGTTCAGATAGCGTGGATATACAAACTCAAATCAGCATTGGCGGATTAATATTATTTGGTCTTTATCCTTGCACATTTTTGGATGGAGCAAATCAATTTTATATTGATGCAGTTGATTCTTTGGGCAGTCCTATTCTTGCAACATCAACGGCAACAGGTGGAACAATACCATCTTTCTCCTTTACTAGTGGTCTTGCAGATGTCGATGTGACGCTTGCCAATCATGGTCTTTCTGTAGGAGATACTTTTACTGTTATTGTTCCATTAACAGCTGCAGGCGTTACTCTTTCTGGAAATTATATTGTTCAATCTGTCGCATCTACGAGCATTTTTAGAATATTTGCTAAAAATACGGCCTCATCAACCACTACAGCATCATTAAATGGCGGCCTTGCTCAATATCTTTATTATAAAACACCGGGCGCGCTACCTGTTTCGACAGGCTATGGTGTTGGCCTATATGGTGCAGGCGGATATGGAACTGGTGTTGCGCCATCGGTTAGCGTATCTGGCAATCCGATAAATGCAACTGATTGGTCCCTTGATAACTGGGGTGAAGATTTTATTGCCTGCCCAGTCAGTCAACCAATATTTGTGTGGTCTCCTAACTCTGGAATTGACCAAGCTGGTATTATTAGAAATTGCCCTACCGTAAATGATGGCGCCTTTGTTGCGATGCCTCAAAGACAAATTATTGCTTGGGGCTCAACATTTACTGGAATACAAGACCCGTTATTAATTCGCTGGTGCGATGTTAATGATTATAATGTTTGGTCGGCAACTCTTACCAATCAGGCGGGTTCTTACAGAATACCAAAAGGCTCTAGAATTGTAGGATGTATTCAGGGGCCGCAACAGGGCCTTGTTTGGACCGACTTGGCTATTTGGGCCATGCAATATGTCGGGCCTCCATATGTTTATCAGTTCAACGAACTTGGCACGGGTTGCGGACTTATATCTCGCAAGGCTGCAGGCGCCATGAATGGCACTGTATATTGGATGGGTCAGAGCCAGTTCTTTAAGCTTGGCGGCTCTGGCGTTGAGCTTATATCCTGTCCAATTTGGGACGTTATTTTCCAAGATCTTGACCGCAATAATTTAGATAAAATTCGTATTGCGCCAAATTCTCGTTTTGGTGAAATCAGCTGGTATTACCCAACACAAAGTAATGGCGGTGAAGTAAACGCCTATGTAAAGTATAATGTATTTCTTAATACTTGGGACTTTGGAACATTATCAAGAACAGCTTGGATTAATGAGTCTGTCCTTGGTGCTCCTATGGGGGCAGCTCCAGTTGCCAACCAAAACTTAATTTATCAGCACGAAACGTCTCCCGACGCTGACGGACAACCAATTACCTCTAGCTTCCAAACTGGATACTTCGCCATATCTGATGGCGAATATAAAGTTTTTGTTGATCAGGTTTGGCCAGATATGAAGTGGGGGTATTATGGTGGCCTGCAGGATGCCGACTTAACCCTAACTTTTTACGTTACCGACTACCCTCATGCCAATCCAAGAACTTATGGCCCATACCCATTTAATAATCAGACAGACTTTATAACTCCGAGATTTCGTGGACGATTAATGTCTATAAAGATGGAAAGCAGCGACATTGGCTCTTTCTGGCGCATAGGCGCAACACGTTACCGCTTTGAACAAGACGGAAAGTTTTAATGGCTACTTTAGATGATATTCTTACAACACAAAAGAATGGCGTTGTTGCCATCAATAACCTTAACCAAACTCTTTTGTCGTTTTATAAAGAATATTTGTATGTTGCCGGGACGACGACATCACCGGGATATAATGCAAGCGCGCTTATAACACCTAGCGCGGGTCGGCTTGTCGCAATTAACGTTATTGCAAATGGTTCTGCCGCAAGTATTTTCTACAATTACGAAACGGCGCCAACTACAGCAACAGCCGGTAATGGTGCAACTGCAACTATTACTTATGGTGGAACTTATTCTTTCATAGTTGGAGATACGGTTGTTGTATCTGGAGTTATTCCATCTGGCTATAATGGGACTTATACGGTAACGGCATCAACGTCTAATACCGTATCGTTTGCGAGCGCCACGACTGGCGCTCAAACATCACCGGGAACAGTATTCAATCCAAATGTAACGCGCTCTATTGTAGCTGCGCCATTTTCAGCCGTTGGTGTTTATCCTGTTGGGGCATTCTTCCCTAGCGGTCTTTACATGATCCGAGGCGCTGGCCAAACGATCAGCGTCACCTACTCACTGGATTAAAACCATGCCGCTTCAACCCGGAAAATCTCAAGAAGTTATTTCTAAAAATATTTCTGAGATGGTGCATGCTGGCCATCCTCATGACCAAGCAGTTGCGGCGGCTTTAAGTAAGTCTCGCGAAAAGCGCGCGGAGGGCGGCGACGTCAATAAGATCCACGTTGGCCCTATTCATAGTAATGTAGCTGGCCGCACAGATCATTTGCCTATTAATGTTCCGTCTGGGTCTTATGTAATTCCTGCCGATATTATCTCTGCCATGGGTGAAGGCAACACAATGGCCGGATTTCAAATTTCTAATAAGGTTTTTGGGCGCCAAATATTAGGCGACGAAGAGCCGGTTGAGATTGTCGCAGCTGGCGGCGAATACGTTATTTCTCCCGCAAATGTCATACGCATTGGGGGCGGAGATATGGATCGTGGTCACAAAGAATTGGATGGTTTTGTAACTGGTTACCGCGCCAAGACAGTTAAAACACTTAAGTCTCTGCCGGGGCCTAAACGCGACTAAGGGGAAGCGTAATGCCGAGGAAGCCAATTGACGATGTAAGCGTCAGAGTTGGAACGCCTGAAGATATTGATGGTGTAATGAACCTAGCGATGATGGTTTGTAGAGAGAACGGAATATTTGAGCCTAATATTCAAAAGATTTTATTCGACATTTGGCCATCGTTGCATCAGCAACATGGAATTATTGGCGTCATTGGCGATCCGGGCAATATGCTTGAGGGCTTTGTTTTGCTAAGAATAGGCCAGATGTGGTATTCTGACAGTCCAATACTGGAAGAAAAAACAGTATTCATCCACCCGAAGTTTCGTCGGGCAAGTGGTGGTAGGGCAAGAAAATTGTGCAGGTTCAGTAAGCAGGTCGCAAATGAACTTGGATTGCCAATGATTATTGGCGTTTTATCAAGTCATCGTTCATCAGGTAAGATGCGACTTTATGAAAGCGAATTTGGCCCGCCAGCAGGCGGCTTCTTCCTTTGGGGGACGAAGACTGGCCAGTGGGAACAAAAGGCAGTGGCGGCAGAATGAGCCCACTCAAAACTTTGGTCTGGAGAAACTAAATGTGCGGTAAGGGCTCTTCTTCTGGCGGCATGGGCGGTTTTGGAAACCTTGCCCCAATGCAGCAAAATACCGTTCAGGCATCTCCAGAAGCTATTGGATGGTATCAGCAGGCAATGGGTAGGGCGCAGCAAGCGGCGGCGCAGCCTTGGCAGAATTATAGCACAGACCCTAATGCATTCGTTGCACCACTTACGGCTACGCAGCAGGCAGGCATTCAAGGCATAGCTGGCGCTCAGGGCGCCTATCAACCTTATTACGGCGCGGCTGGCGCCATGACGGCTGGAGCAGGTGCAACAACTACACCTCAAGTTCTCGGCCAATATATGAACCCCTACATGCAGCAAGTGACACAGCCAGTTCAGGCGGCGTTACAGCAGCAGCAGGGTCAGCAATTAGCCCAACAGCAAGCTGAAGCGATTCGCGGCGGCGCATTTGGTGGCGAGCGCGCTGGCTTACAGCGTCAAGCCTTACGGGGGCAACAGCAGCTCGGCATGGGCCAAGCCCTTAGCCCCTTATACGCACAAGCTTACCAAAGCGGCCTTGGTGCGGCTCAAACTGATTTAGCTCGACAGCTTCAAGCTGGTCAGACTCTTGGTCAACTTGGCACGGGCGCCCAGACGGCTGCCCTTCAGGCTCCTCAAGCCCTTCTCGGGGCTGGCACGTTGGAGCAACAGACACAGCAAGCTGGCCTTCAGGCGCTCTACAATCAGTTTCTACAGCAGCGTGCCTTCCCCTATCAACAGGCCCAGTTCCTTGCCGGTATTGCTGGCGGCCTTGGCCCATTACTTGGACAACAAACATTCCAGTCGCAGGCTCAGAGCCCATTTGGAATGTTCTTGTCAGATCCGCGCGTCAAGAGCGGCATTCGCGAAATGGCAGACGGCGGCGAGGTTCTTGGGACCGACGGACCAGAGCCAATTGGTCAGACTTACGACGGACAAGACATTTGGCGTTATAGCAAATTTGGCCAGCCTGAGTTTGGCCTAATGGCGCCACAAGTTGCCGAGCGTTACCCTGACGCTGTTGGCGAGTATGCAGGTTATCAGACAATAGACCCCGCCGCCGCTACAGATAATGCCGCGGCTATTGGTCGTGGTTTAGGCTCTTCACGCATGGGTGGCGCTGTCACTGGCGCAGGCGACTATGCCCGCGGCGGTTATGCCATGGGCGGAGATGCTGATCTTGGAGCTATTCTTGCGGCTCATGAGGCCATGTATGGTGGATTGGGTGGCGCAAAGATGGAGCTACCTACAGGTTCGATTGAGGCTGCGGGCCCATTAACACCTGCATCATTTGGCGCTGCAGAGCGCCCACCAAGTGCCGCAGAGCAAATGGAAAAAGCCCTAAGTGTAGGCGAAAAGCTTACAAGCTTGGGCAAGAAGGCTTTTGACGCTTACGATTATTTTACTGGTAAAGATAAAAAGAAAACGACAACTCCGTCTTCCTCTAGTTCGGGTAGTTCGCCATTTGCGTATGGCGGCGATGTTGAAGAAGATGATGACGTTCCTACGGAAGCCATTCCGGGAAGCGTTACGAAAGGCATTAAACCTTCATCAGGTCTTAAGGCCGCAGAGTTTGCTGATCCAGAGCGTGAGAAAGAAAAGTCACGCGGGTTCCTTGACACTGCAGCTGATACGCTTGGCAGTGCAGGTAAGATAGCTGGCGGCTTATCTGGCCTTTACAGTGCAGCGACAACGCTTGGCCCTGCACTTATGGCTATGTCTGACCCTCGCCTAAAGAGTGGTATTAGACAGGGTTATGCAGATCGAGGCGCGGTTCAAGAAAATGACGATATATTTGAGCGCGGCTTACTTGGAGCCGAATCAAATCGTCGTCAGTTTGATCCCAAGGGTAACGTAGTTACGTCTCCAAAGGGCGCGCTTGGTATCGCTCAGATTATGCCTGATACGGCGCCAGAAGCTGCCAAGCTTGCTGGCTTAGAGTATAGCCCCGAGCGCCTCCGCAACGATGCAGAGTATAATAAGGCTCTTGGTAAGGCTTATTATAATGAACAGCTTCGCCAGTTTGGAACGCCTGAGCTGGCGCTTGCCGCTTATAATGCTGGACCGGGGCGCGTCAGACAAGCTTTGAAAACAGCCGACCGCACTGGCGCAGACGTTATGGATTTATTGCCAGCTGAAACGCGCGCCTATGTTCCGCGTGCAATGGGGTTAGCTGGCGGTAACGTTGATGAAATTATTGACCGCGCTAAGAAGCTTGATCGCGGCTACATGGCTAAAGCTAAATTGCCTGATGAAGGCACGACAGTTGATCTAAATAAGATCTCTGAAGAGCCAGATGAAGAAGGGTTTGGTCTTAACCGCCAAACGGTTATCCCTGCCCTTTCTGGCCTTGGTTCTTTCTTGACGGCAATGACTGGCTCGCCTTCACGCTATTTGGGAACTGCTATTGCGCAGGGCCTTGGCGCTGGCCTTACGTCTGGCGCTAAGTCCTATATGGATGTTGGCAAGCAAATTCCAGAGATTGCTAAACTTCAGAAAGAAGTTGGTAAGACTGAAGCTGAGACCAAAGAGCGCGAAGCTCTTGCGGGTCGCGCTGAGGCTGAAACAAAAGAGAAGCTTGCCGGTCTTTACGAAAAGAAATGGGTTCCAAACGTTGGCTGGATGGTCAATCGCAAGGATGTCCCCTATCAAGTTCCTACGCCAATTTCTGATGCTGAAGGCAAACCTTTACCCGGCAGAGCTAACCCGGATGACATCCCAACCGCAACAGGTGGCGATAGACCTCCAGCAGATGTTACTAAAAAGCCTAGCGAAGAAAAGGCTGCGGTTCCAGTTGCCGCTGCGCTTGATTGGAAGGCTACAACTGAAGCCCCTGCAGACGTTAAGATCCCCGGCGCTATGAATATCTATATGACTGAAGGCGCAACTCAAAAAGAGTTGGATTCGGCAAAGACGTTTGTTGATGCGCAAAGATTAAAATCAAATGCGGCATATGATCAAAAGTTCCGCCTAGATGAAATGGATACTCAGTTCAAAAATCTTGAGCCCGGCTCATTCTTACAGGCTGGACCATATTCAGCATTAAGAACAAATGTTGCCAAAGTTGCCAACGAGCTTTCCTCAATGCTTGGCGGCAAACCTCTGTTTGATCCAAACAATGTTGCTGCTGCGGAGAATCTTGCAAAAGATACAACGCGACTTGGTTTTGATACATCTAAAGCTCTTGGCCATGAGCCGGGCTTTATTGTTCAAAGTGCAGTTTCCGCAAATCCGGGTATGGAAAACACGGCTCTTGCCTACCATCGTATTGCGGCTGGCCTTAAAGAGGCTGCGCAATATGAACAAGACAAGCTCGACTTCCTCGAAAGCTATGTTGCAAAATATTCTACGATTAAGGGTGCAGAGCAATTGTTCCGCAAACTTAATCCGCCAGAAGCTTATGCAAAGCGTGCAATTCTCTCTACAATTGAGCCGGGTGACTTAGCTCACTTACGCGCCAGTAAGAAAGAAGACATCATGAAGCATAGCGTGGAAATTGATAAGAGATACGGCAA